TTCCCGATGGGATACGATTGCAATCACAAGGACCACCGCGAAATCTTCTACCCTAAAAAGTGAACACATGAAAAAATACATCCAACCGCTCGTCGACGAGCTCTTCCCACGCATCGCAAAGTTCTTTGACGCACTCTTTTGAAGTGCACCCCCGTTCGTCTAATTGCCAGTGCGGCAGTTCCGGCAATGACCGGAAGGTAGGAACGCGGCACATTGGTCGCGGAATGCAGGTTCGATCCCTGCACGGGGGTCTTGGCTTAGTTAGGGATAGATTTACCCCCTGCGTGTCTACGCGGGGGCCACTTTCACACAATTCAAATCGTTCATAGGCAAGCAGTCGTTTTCCCTTTGCCATGTCTATGGTGGGGGTTTTTTCTAACACTAACACACACAAAAATCACTAAGATGAACTACCAACAATTTCTGCAAACAAAACAGAAAAGGCATGTATTTAGCGGCTTTGACGTTAATCTACATGAATTTAACAGCTCGATGTTTGAATTTCAAAAGTTCATTGTATCAAGAGCATTGAGAGCTGGGAAGTATGCAATTTTTGCAGATTGTGGGCTCGGAAAAACTTTGATGCAACTTGAATGGGCGCGACAGGTTAATAGGCATACAAATAAACCCATCTTGATATTGGCGCCTCTCGCAGTCGCTGGGCAGACGATTAAGGAAGGCGCAAAGTTTAATATTCACATATGTAGATATGACGGAACGGATGCGCCGATACAAATAACCAATTATGAGCAGATTGAGAATATCGATTGCAGTATATTTTCAGGCATTGTCCTCGACGAAAGCTCTATTCTGAAAAACTTTGAGGGGGCTACCAAGAAATTAATACTTGACCTTTTTGTAAAGACACCATATAAATTAGCATGCACGGCAACTCCAAGCCCTAATGACCCGATGGAGCTTGGCAATCATGCGGAGTTTTTAGATGTCATGAGCAGAAATGAGATGCTCGCCATGTACTTTGTGCATGATGGTGGCGAAACCGCTAAATGGAGATTAAAGGGTCATGCCACTAAACTATTTTATCAATTCGTCGGTAGCTGGTCAATCATGTTGAACAAGCCATCGGACATTGGATTTGAGATGGCCGGATATGATCTTCCTAAATTGAACTTGATTGAGCATCAGATAAAAACACCGAAAAGAGATAATGGAAGTTTATTTAACGACGCCATAATTTCTGCAACCAATTTTAATCAAGAGCTGCGTCTGACAAAAACCGAACGCCTTAATAAAGTAGCACAGATTGTGCAAAGCACAAAGGATGAGAACTTTATCATATGGATTAAGCAGAATGAGGAAGGGGAAATTTTAAAAAAATTACTACCTGACGCATTGGAGGTAAAAGGAAGCGATACAAATGACTGGAAGGAAAAAACTCTTCTCGGATTTGCAAATAATCAATTCAGGATATTGATAACAAAGACAAAAATTGCAGCATTCGGAATGAATTACCAGAACTGCCGCAATCAAATCTTTGCATCTCTTGACTTTTCATTTGAGGGTCTTTATCAGTCCATTCGCAGAAGTTACAGATTCGGACAGAAAAATGAAGTAAACATACATCTCATAACAACCGATACCATGACGAACGTAAAGCAATCCATCGACAATAAACAGAAGCAGTTTGAATTAATGCAAGATGAAATGAGCAAGGCTGTAAATGCAAACTTAACCGGAGTAACCATGTCGACTGCTAACTATGATATAACCGAAGAAAGTAATGAATGGTATAAAATAAAGCGCGGAGATTGCGTGGATCTAATAAAACAAATCGCAGATGAAAGCATAGGCTTGAGTATTTTTAGCCCTCCATTTGCCGAACTATACACATATTCGAGCCATGTAGAAGATATGGGTAATTCTAAAGACTATAATGAGTTCCTTACTCAATTTTCATTTTTAATAAAAGAGCTGCACAGAATAATGATGCAAGGTAGAAATGTGTGTGTTCATTGCATGGACTTGCCAATACAAAAGGGTAAAGAGGGATTTATTGGTCTTCGTGACTTTAGCGGCATGATACTTCGTGCATTTGAAGACGCTGGATTTATTTATGCAAGTAGAGTCACCATATGGAAGGACCCTGTTGTAGAGATGCAGCGCACTAAGGCACTTGGTCTTTTGCATAAACAAGTAAAAAAAGACAGCACGATGAGCAGGGTCGGTATACCAGATTATGTAATGATATTTCGTAAAGATGGGGAACGCACGAGTCCTGTAACAAATACAAATATCCCGGTAGATTTATGGCAGAAGTACGCGTCTCCTGTATGGATGGACATTGACTACGGAAATACATTGCAAGGGTATCGGAATGGACGAAGCGAACATGATGAGAAGCATATATGTCCACTTCAACTTGATACCATCGAGAGATTGATACATCTTTACAGCAATGAGGGAGATAATGTATTTACGCCATTTATGGGCATCGGTAGCGAAGTTTATCAGGCCGTAAAGATGAATAGGAAAGGCATTGGATTTGAGCTCAAGGAAAGTTACTATGACTTGGCAAAGACTAATGTAAAATCAGCTGTTACAAAAAAATCGCAATTGCAGTTATTTTAACCATAGGTTTTTTTAACACTAACACACACTATATGATGAAAGCCTTGAAAAGAGCAGTGGATACACTGCAAATGAAGATGGAAAAGGTGATATACGTTGATCCGTGGAAGCAGCAGGAAGGCGGCACGCATTACAAGAACTATCGCATCCAGCCTGCCGAGTTTATCCATGCCAATGACATCCCGTACCTTGAAGGGTGCGCCATCAAATACCTATGCCGTCACCGGATGAAAGGGGGCGTCGAAGACCTGCACAAGGCAAAGCACTACATCGACCTGCTCATAGACCTTGAATATAGGAACCAGGTGGAAAAACCATGATTGATGCACAACGACATCCGGCAATTTATCGATAGCCTTCCGCCAGAGTTTGCAAGCGTAAGGCTCAGGGCCTTGCAACTGCTGAAGGTTCACAAAGATGACGTGATGGCGGCGTATCTTGCGGGCAGTAAAATGTGGACCAAGGATGGGCCATACACCAATGCCGAAGACTACTACCAAGCCACTCACGGAAGCCGAGATACAGGCCAAAATCATCAAGCGCATGACTGATGACGGGTGGTTCGTGGTGAAGCTCATTCAGACGAACAGGAACGGCATTCCCGACCTTGTGGCGCACAAGGAAGGGAAAACCCTGTACGTCGAGGTGAAGGCCATCAATGGGCGCGTCAGCCCCTTGCAGGCCCATCGCATCACAGAGTTGACGAAGGCCGGCATCCCATCGTTCATCGTGCGAACCGAAACCGAGATAAATGACATCATCGCAAATTGTGAAGGTGGCGCAAAGCTACCTGAATCAACAAGAGAAGGCGGGCAACAAGGGGTGGATGGACCCATCTTTTGAGGCCAAGATGAAGGCCGTGGGATGGAAGCCTACCGATGCGTGGTGCTGCTACTTTGCCGAACTTGTGGCAAAGGAAGCCGCCGGCCCCGGTCCGACATGGGATGCGCTCGACCGGCTCTTCAGCCCGAACTGTCAGGCCACATACGCGAATTTTTCGCAGTCCAAACTGTTCAAGGTAGGCAAGGTCCCAAAGCCCGGAGCCCTCGCCGTCTGGCGCATGGGAAATACCTACAAGGGCCACATCGGCATCGTCGAGACGGTCATCAGTTATGGTGCTACCGGTGTGCGGGTGTTCACATGCATCGAAGGCAACACCAATGCAGCCGGTGGCCGCGAGGGCACGCATGTGCTGCGAAAGAACCGCACGGTGTTGTGGACGAATGGTTCGGGGCTCAACTTGACCGGATTTATTTATCTGGTATGATCAAGACAAAGGTCGCACGCGAGGCTAGAGAGCAGCACGGCTGGGAGATGCCGACCTCGAAGCTTGCTCGGTTGGTTTACAAGGAGAACCCGTTACTGTTTAGTTCGGCCGAAGATGCGCGTAAAACACTGCGTGCGATCGAGGGCAAGCATAGAGGGGGCAACCAAAAGCGCGAGTCATACACCAAGGTCGTGCCGGACAGACCGATGAACCCGTATAAGTTGCCGGAGAGTGACGCACGCGACTTTGTGCCATACGAACTTCAGTGCACACGTCTGCTCATCTTGTCGGACGTTCATTTGCCGTATCAAGACAACGCAGCCATCACGGCCATCTTCGATGCGGTCAAATCCGGTGACATTGACGGTGTGCTACTGAACGGCGACCTGCTGGACTTCTACGGCCTGTCGCGTTACATACGCGACCCAAAGAAACGCAGCATAAGCGGCGAGCTGCAGGCCCTTGCACAATTTTACTCAGTGTTGAAAGTAATTTATCCCGTTAAAATTTACTATAAGTTTGGCAACCACGAAGAGCGCTACGACCACTTCCTGTGGTCCAAAGCCGCGGAGATTGCAGATGTCGACGAGTTCAACCTTGAGGAAGTGATAAAGCAGCGCATGCCCGGTGTAGAAGTCATCAAGGACAAGCGCATCATTCAGTTCGGCTCGCTCAACATCATCCACGGGCATGAATACGCCAGCGGCATCTTCCAGTCTGTCAATGTTGCACGGGGGCTGTTCCTCAAGTCGAAGGTCTCAAGTCTGCAGGGCCATGCCCATCAAGTATCAGAGCACACGGAGACAGACATGAACGGCAAGATAACCACCACCTGGTCGGTGGGATGTCTTTGCGACATGCACCCCGACTACGCAAAGTTAAACAAATGGTCACAAGGCTTTGCAGTGGCAGAGCGCGATGGTGACAACTTCCAAGTGAAAAACTACCGCATCCACAAGGGAAAAATCATGTGACATGCAAGACATCGACCTGCAGGAACCTGAGCAGACCACGGCCCTTGACATCATCGACAGCCAACTGAACGTCATTACCAACGCCATCGAATGGCCGGACGACATTTACGACACGATGAACGAAGACAAGGTGAAGATAGTTTCCGCTGCACTGCGCATCATCCACGCGGTGCAATGGCAAATGATAAAAAGCATGCACCTGAGTAAATCAACCCGGAACGGCAAAGGACCAAACTGATCACAGGGTCGGCGCGGATGTCGGCCTTTGCCGGTTCGGGTTTGTTTTATATTTTTGAGTGGTAACGCGGTGTAGGCCACACATCGCTGTACAAAGTTCTAACGCCACATATTGGCAGGGCGGGTGTCGTATGGCATCCGGTGGCCCCCTGCCGATATGTGGTTTTTTATTGCATGATGAAAGACCTGATCATTGAACTTTTTAACGAAGGCGTCCATGTACTGCCTTTGCGACATACGGCCGGCAAGTTTGTACACCCTAACTATAGCAGCAAATTTGACAAGGGGTTCAGCCGCGAAGAGCTCGGCAAATTGTTCGACGCAGGCTACGACAATGCATATGCGGTCATACATGGCAAGTGCAACCCGCACCTCAAAGCGCTGGACTTTGATGAAAAGAACGCGCCAGGGAAGGATTTATATGGATCATGGTCTATGATCGTCGACCCGGATGTACTCCGCAAACTTGTCATCGAAAGAACGCGCAGCAACGGATACCACGTTTATTTTTTATGCGAAAGCCCTGTCACTGAAAAGGCACTGGCATCGAGCGCGACAGGCAGCGAATGGATAGCGTGCAGGTCTTCCATGAACAATTGTCTGACCTACGCAGCCCCATCACCTGGTTACACATACCTGCAGGGCTCGATGTTTGACCTGCAGATGTTAACGGCCCATGAGATGGCGCACCTGTGTGATGTCGCAAAGCAGCTCGACGAATACACCGGACACCGGAACACAAAGTCAACCTATCTGCCGACCGTGCAAATGCCGGCGGAATATGCAGCTGCACTAAAGGTTTTTGACAAATCATGCACAGACTCTTTTACCCTTGATGTGCTCAGGTCAAGCGGATGGACCATTGATACGCGTGTGCGGCAGGCGAAAGTCAAAGGCGAGACATGGCAATGCGTACAAGTATGGAGACCTGGAAAGGATACAAATGAGACCTACAGCGCGAATTATTGGTTTAATAGCAAAAAACTGTCAGTGTTCACAGCTTCGACTGACTTGCCATATTTTGACTCCGGGCAGGCATTTAGCCATAGCCCAAGCAGGGTGCTGTACTATCTGAACGGCAGAGATTGGAAGGCTGTGATGGGCATGATAACCGACCAAGCTCAAGCCATGAGCATCGTACTGCCGAAGGTGACGCCGATGGCATACGCAACGCCATTGCGTGGTGGTGGTGAGGTGTGGAAGGTTGAAGTCAAGGGCATCATCGAATGGGCCGAGCAGGCCGGCTTCAGGTGGCTCCAAATGTCCACAAGTGACGAGACGGTGGTGCAACTGGTTCGAGTAGTCGACAACATCATTTACACATGCGACGAAAAGGACCTGCTGCGGGCATATCGTGATGAAGTTGCAGCAAACTATGGCGGTGAACACTCAAGTCGCGTGCTGCTATCCTTCATGCCTTCCGTGATGAAGTACATGCACGCACTGCCAAACTTCGACGGGCAGTTGATGCGTGACGAGCGCGACAGCAGCTACATTTATTTCTCAAATGGCGCACTTCGCATAACTGCCAACAATGCGCAACTGGTTAAATACAGCGACCTGTCAGGGTGCGTGTTTTCACGCCACATCAAGGATTTTGAATACAAACAACGGGAAGGCACGGGCGATTTTGGCCGGTTCATTGGTTTAGTCTCAGCTGATAATGACCACAGGACATTTATAATGTCATGCCTTGGCTATGTGCTGCATCATTACAAATTGCGCAACTACGCAAAGGCATTGATGATAATTGAAGATGTCGAAGATCAAGACGAAGCGCGTGGAAGGTCGGGCAAAGGTCTAATCGCACAATTTATCGAGTGGATACGATGGACGGTGCAGCAAGATGGACGGAACTATAAAAGCGACAGTCAGTTTAAAATGCAGCAGATCGTACCAGGTGTGCAGGTCTTTTATCTGAATGACCCGGCTCCAACGGTCTTGATGAACCAATTTTACAACTTCATCACGGACGATTGGCTTGTCGAAGCGAAGGGCAAGAAGAGCTATACCATACCGTTCAGGAGTAGTCCGAAGATTTTAATCACTACGAACTACCTGCCGAACCTTGAGAGCGACAGCGACAAGGACAGATTCATAGTGATGCCCATCACAAAGCACTACGGAAGCCACCGCAGCCTTCGTGATGACTTTCCCGATGTGATATTTTTTTCCGACGAATGGCCGGACGACGAAAAGATGATGGCGGTCAATTTTGCCATAGACTGCCT